GAGAGAAAGAAGACCCAGATACCCACCGAATAACCCGCAAGCTGGTCCAACGGGTGGGTCAGAATTCAATGCAAATCGTGGGTCAGGATTCCGCGCAAATCAACAGCCGAGCGGCAAAGTCTACTGGCGTACCTATCTCGGACTGGACAAGGAGCGGGCATGAGAGACCTTCCCAACATCATCGCCTTGGTGGGCAATGCTGGTGCCGGCAAGTCGACCGTGGCCGAATATCTGCAGGAAGTCCACCGCTACAAGCTGGTCAAGTTCGCGGGCCCGCTGAAAACCATGCTTCGCGCTATCGGTCTGGATGACGAGGAAATCGAGGGGTCGCGCAAGGAAGTGCCGTGTGACTTGCTGTGCGGAAAGACGCCTCGGCATGCCATGGTGACGCTGGGCACAGAGTGGGGTCGCGACCATATCGGCGTCAACTTCTGGTCCGGGCTGTGGCAGGAAGAGGCTGCCGCGCATATCAACTCCGGTCATCTTGTCGTCGTTGACGATTGCCGATTCCCTAACGAGTTGGCGGCCGTCCACGAGATGGGCGGTGTCGTGTGGCGGGTCGTGCGGCCAGAGCATGGCGGATCATCTATTCCTGACCATCGCTCCGAGACGGCCCTCTCTGGCTACTACGAGACCATGCGAAAGCTGGTCAACGATGGCGATGTCTGCGCGCTGCATCTGAAGGTTTTTGATGTGCTGCGGGCAGAGTTGAATGCGGAGATTGATCTGTGACCGCCGCCCTATACCGCGAATTCACACTAAAGAACGGCGGCGTCTGGAATGCCGTCGTCGCATTCATCAAAGCCAACGCGCCGGTTTTTGCCGACAAGGGCGAGCCACTGAGGTTGATCGTTACGGCAGAAGAGCGGCAACGGAACGCACAGCAGAACCGCTTCTACTGGGGCGCCGTCCTGAAGCAGATCGCTGAAACCGCTTGGATCGAAGGTCGGCAGTACGACAAGGACACGTGGCACGAATTCTTTTCTCGGAGATTCGGTGTCTGCGAGGATTTGACACTTCCAGATGGAGAAGTAATTGTGCGCCGAAAATCCACGACGTTGATGAGCGTCGGTGAGTTCAGCGAGTACCTGGATGCTGTGCAGAGCTACGCGGGCGGAACGTTGGGGGTGACCTTCGAATGACAGTTAGGAAATACTGGCAACGCCATCCGATGCAGATGCGTGTCATCGCGTTGGTGTTGCTTATCGCTATCCCGGTCACGACGCCATTATTTGCAGTATGCATCTACTGGCGCGAGATCCTTGACACGTTTGCAGACCAATACCGCGATGCGTGGCGGGCGTTGGTCAGGGGCGAATGATGACTCTCACTCGAAAGAAAGGGCTGACGCGCTCCAGCTTCAAACGCAAAGAGCCCAAGCCCTTCGCCCTGCCCGACCGCCAAACATTCGAGCGCAACCAGGAGGCTAAGAAGCGGGTCGGGTTGAAGCGGAAGGCGAAGCGGGCGCCGAAAGCAGAGCGTGAGCATATGGGCGTAGTCGCCGGTCTCTTCTGCGTGGTCTGTCGCAACATGCGGCTCGGCGAGTCTCCTGCGGAAGTTCATCACGTTCGCTATCTGGCTGGCGGCGGGCAGCGCAGCGGCAACCTGGACACGATTCCGCTCTGCCCGCTTCACCATCGGCTCGGCGGCTGGGGTATTGCGTATCACGCGGGCCCGGAGGAATTCGAGCGGCGATATGGAACAGAGGCCGATCTACTCGCGCAAACGAAGCGTGAGACGGGTGTTGAACAACAAGAGATGGAGGCGGCGTGATCAAACGAAAGCAACTTTTCAGGCACCGCCCTTCCGAGGGAACCATTGGCGATTGTCACCGCACAGCTATCGCGTGCCTTCTCGATCTGGAGCCGGAAGAAGTGCCGCATTACGGGGAACTCTACTTCAATGATCCCGATGGTTCGAGGTTCAACAAGGCATTTGAAGACTGGTTATCGGGGCGCGGTCTTAGAACAGCCGTCATCGTCTATAACGGCGACTCGCTCTCAGATGTACTGGCGTCAATTGGAGCTCAGAACAAAGGCGCTTATTACCTGCTTGGTGGCACCAGCAAGACCGGCGTGAACCATACCGTGGTGTGCTGCGGCGACGAGATTGCACACGATCCATCGCCCGATGACGTCGGCATCATTGGGCCATGCGACGACGGATATTACTGGGTGACGTTCCTTGTGCCGGCCAACATGTACGCCGGGGAGGCAGCATGACCAAACCCCAACGCTACGGCGCAAGCGCTGCCCCGCGCGAGGACGGCATATTCTGCCTCTACGCGGAGTATGAAAAGGTGGTGGCGGAGTGTGAGAGGTTGCGCGCTCGCCTGGAGATCGACCCTCGCCACCAATACGACGGCATCTACTGTCGGGATGAAACGATACGGTTGCAAGGTGAAGAGATTGATCGGCTGCGAGCGATTCAGGCGGCTAACGTCGAAATCAAAATGGCGCTTCATATGAAAACGCTTGATCTGGCAGAAGAGAAGATTGCGCTGAAAGCCGAGGTGCGGGCGCTGCGGGAGGATGCGGTTGGGCCCGGGGTTCGCGTAGAAAGCTATTCGATTCCAGAGTCGGAGATCGAAATTATCCGCGCGAAGCAGCGAACAGGGCCGGATAAGTGGAAGGCTATCCATGGCGGATACTGCCTAACAAAATCTGGCGAGTGGGAATGGGAGCCAATGCCGAGTTCGCGGACAGACGATTTTATCGAAAGGTGCCGATTTGATTCTGCACAAGAGGCTATCGACGCCGCGCGAGGTGCCAAATGAATAACAAGCGTTTCCTCAGCCAGTTTGAAAAGAGCCGTCGGGATGTAGCGAAGTGGCCCAAGTGGATGCAGGACTTGGCATATGTGGCTGCCGCGACGTTTCCTACGTCGAATGCGGCGAAGAATAAGCGAGGTGCCAAATGATCAATCTCGGCGTTCTTCTCGTCGGTTTTATTCTCGGCATTTTCGCCCTCGGCCTACTGATCTTTCTCGTCATCCTGCACCGCCCCCGCTACGAAGCACCGACACTCAGTCGGAGGAGGAATCGGGATAGGGCGGCGGGCACCGAGTTTCAGAATGTGCCGCCTGCCGTGAAGTGGGAAGCGAAAGCGACGGACGATGAGCGCGGCGTCAACTACTCATCCATGGGCGCAACGGGCCTAGAAGAATGATCGCAACTTGCTGATTGACAACGCTTTTCGTTTGTAGTGCGAAACGTTGCAATGGTATAATTACGCTATTGGTTGTGTCGGTTTCGGTTTCTCTACCTATATATCGTGTTGCGGGGTTCATATGGACGTGGTTACCGAAGGCAAAGTCATTGCGCAGAGCGAGGATAAGCGCATCCATGAGTTCTGCCTTAAGTGGGCGTCATGGCATCGTTCGCGACGCATATGGGCTCCGCCCGTCCCGCAAAATCTTCTGGTGCGTTTGCAGAACCTTCCGGGCGGTGAAGTGCCCGACGCAGAACTGAGCGCGAGCGCCAGTTACTTCAATCTCGCGCTGCTGGGAATGCCGGAAGGTCGACCGAAGCTGGCGTTCTACTGCTACTACCTGCACCGCGTTCGCCCGCTTAAGTTGTTGGCCGATGAGCTCGAAGTCACGGAGCAAGGCATGCACAAGATGGTCAAGACGTTTCGGACGAATGCTCACCGCGCATATCACCGCATGCTCTCCGGCCTATAAATACTAAACTCCATAGTTGATAAAACAGTGGTTGAGTAAAAGGGCTTGTTTCCATATGATTTCGGAAAGGCTGAGTTCCTGTGCTTGGCCGAAACAAGCCCTGCTATCGATGCGGGGCTTTTTTCATTTCCGGCCTCGCCATGTCCCGCTCCGTCACATTCGAATCGCGCACCTTTGGTGTCGATCCGATGCTCCTATTGGAGAGGCAGCAGGCAGAAGCGGCGAATGAAGCAAAGCGCGCCTCAGAACTTGAGGCGAATGCGCCCGCAATTGGACGCCCAATCCTGACGCTAAAGCGAGGGACGGCAGCCGAACGAGCGAAGCGCTGGATCGCGGCGAGAGAAGCCGCAGAAGCATTATTCGATTTACCAATCCCGCCGCGGCCCGTTCGCGTGCCGTAACAAGCCCGCTGGTGCGATGCAACGTCGCTCTTGCCGGTCAACCGGCCAGAATTCTTTGAGGTATCAATGTCTGGAATGATCCTCGACCATGCTGACTACTCCGATCTGGAGAAGTTTGGCCGCATCACGATTGATCACACATCGCGCGGCGTTGAAATCACCGTTGACGGCTTTGAGTTCGCCGAGGGCGGAACATGCCGGAAACATAACACCAAGGCGCTCGCATGGGCGCGTGACGTGCTGGCCGCCAAGATCGCCGCTAACTCTCTTGTTCCGGGCGGATTCATTATTTCGATTGCCGATATGGATCAGTATGATCTGGAGCAAGAGCGAGCAAAGAAATGAACGTTCAAGAGTTGATCGACAGCCTGGAATTGGATCTGCAGCGCATGCGCAACATCGATCCAGCGCTCAGGGCTTCGATGGTCGCACGGCTTGACCAATTGCGGGCGTTGACGAAGTGATTGCCATCCTAAAAACGCTCACCTTTCTGCGCTGCTGGTGGTGCGCACGTGAGTTAGTAGATGGGCGGCAGTGCTGCAAACCGGAAGACTATTTGTTTTGATTTGTACTCGTAGGGCGTCACTATTTGGCGGAAGCGCTGATTGTGTAGCCCTTGCGCGACAGAAAACCACCGGTAGTACTCGGGCGTGGTCCACCCCTGCGGCATAACGGACTGCTTTCATGCAGGCGCACTCAGCGCGGACAAAGCAAGCCATAGCCTTCTGCGACACGCGGAGGGTATATCCGGCCGGATTTGGGACTGCTCCGGGAGTGCGCCGCCATGAGGGTGATAAGTCGAGTTGGTATGGACTACGGCAATGCTTCGGCAACCGTGTATCGCAGGTTCGAATCCTGCCGCTCTCGCAGATGTGACACCCCGCTAGCTTTGCGCAAGCACTGGAGCGGCTGAAGTGGTTGGGCCGTTCGCGTCACTGGGGCGGACACGACGCCGAAGGAATAATCGGCCGCTGGCTCTGCGTACGAGCACCTTCAATGGAAGGCGCAGTACGGAATTGGATTGGGTGGCGCCTACCCTCATGCCAGTTCCTTCCATTGAGGGTGAAACAGAGTCGGTCGCGCGTCCCGATAGGGAGCCATGGCGCTATGCGGGCCGAGCGCGGTAATCCTCGCCTACCCCTTCTCGTCTTCTGATGAGATTGCCGCCTAACGCGGCTTTTCTATTTTTGGCGGCTCGATGGCTCGCAAACCAAAGGTTATCGAAGTCGCCGAGCGCACCGAGATTTGCCGTGAGTGCCGATTCGCGCACTTCGGCGACGAAGTAATCACCTGTCGGCGTCATCCGCCTATACCGGTCTTCGACATCAGCGAAGGCGAGATCATTTCGACCTTTCCGATCACCGCTCCGGATGTATGGTGCGGCGACTTCGGGCCAAAACTAAGCTCTTAAGGGGAAACCGTGGCACGACAATTCGACCCGCAGTTGCGGCAGTTTGCCGATGCCAGAGAAGTTTCTTTCCTCGAAGCCGTCGAGAAGCACGGCAGCGCTGCGAAAGCCGCTCCGCACCTTGGCTTGCACAAGAGCAGCATCAGCCGCGCGATTCAGGCACTGGAGAAGCGCGCTGCAAAGATGGGGTATTCGCCGCGGCACGATATGACGCATACGGTTCCTGATGGATTCCGCGTCAAGGGTACGTCGACGGCCTACACGGCTGACGGCATCGCCATTCAGTGGGTCAAGACCGAGCGCGACGGCAACCGGGCGGAAGAGATCGCCCGCGAGGCTATCGCCGTCCTGACTGAGTCCGTGCAAGGTCTCGCGCCTCTCACTGCTGCGCCGGCCTATTCGCAGCCTGACATTCTGGCGGTGTACCCGTTCGGCGATCCGCATGTGGGCCTATACACGTGGGCCAAGGAATGCGGAAACGACTTCGATCTGGAAATCGGCCGTAAGCTGACACTCGGCGCAGTAGACCGCCTGGTGTCATCGGCGCCCCCCGCAGAAACAGCGATCCTGCTGCTTCTCGGTGACGTTTACCACATGAACGATCAGACCAACCAGACTCCGGCGCACCGGCACCAGCTCGACGTCGACTCGCGCTTCGTCAAGGTCTTGCAGGTTGGCATTGAGACATACCGGCACGCGATTCTCCGCGCGCTACAGAAGCATAGGCGCGTGATCGTCAAGGCCGTGCCTGGCAATCACGATCCGCAAGCTATCTGGGCGCTTGCCTTCACCCTGGCGGCCTACTTCTCAAATGAGCCGCGGGTTGAGGTCGATCTAGGCCCGTCGAAGTTCTGGTATTTCAAGTTCGGCAAGGTGCTGATCGGCTCGACGCATGGCGATACGGCCAAGCACGAACAACTAGGTGGCATCATGGCATGCGACCGCGCCGAAGACTGGGGCACCACGAAGCACCGGTACTGGTACACCGGCCACGTGCACTCCAAGGGCGTGAAGGAGCTGCCCGGCGTCATCTGCGAGTCTTTCCGGACGCTCGCCGCACAGGATGCTTACGCTGCTGGTCATGGTTACCGGGCTGGCCGGGATATGTGCTGCATCGTTCATCACCGCGAACATGGCGAGATCGAGCGGCATCGTTGCGACGTCGGAATGCTTGAGGCGGCGTGACCGGGAACAAACAAAGGTTTAGAAATGGCGCAGGAAAAGAAAGCCGCGCCGGACTGGGAGCGCATCGAAGTGGATTACCGGGCCGGCTTGCTGTCGGTGCGGGAGATTGCCGCCGCTCATGGGGTATCCCACACCGCAATCCAGAAGCGCGCAAACAAAGAGCCGAAGTGGGAGCGCGATCTCGGCAAACGCATACAGGCAAAGGCTGAAGCGCTGGTTGCCAAGCGTGAGGTTGCCAGCCAGGTTGCCGCAGAAAGAGTGGCAACCGATGCCCTGATTGTTGAGGCGAACGCGCAGGTAATCGCCAACATCAGAATGGCGCACCGCACGGATATTTCTCGCGCACGCTCCATCGCCATGAATCTGCTCGGCGAGCTGGAAATCGAAACCGACAATGTCGATCTATTCGAGCAACTCGGTGACTTCCTCCGGTCGGATGACGACAAGGGTCAGGACAAGCGCAACGAGGTCTACCGCAAGGTTATCTCTGGCGCGGCTCGTGTCGACAGCATGAAGAAGCTTGCTGAGACGCTGAAGACGCTGATCGGGCTTGAGCGTGAGGCGTACAGCATTGGCAGTGAGGCGTCCGGCGGCGATAACAACCCTAAGCAGTTCGCTGCATCTGACCCAATTGAAGCGGCGAAGCAATACGCGCGGCTGATGAATCCATGACATGCCTATCCCGTTCCATTTCGACTTCCGCAACCCTGACTACCTTCAGGTGTTCGAATGGCGGGCGGAAAGGCTGAGGAGAATCCGCGCAGAGCCATCTATGGTTCCTGCGCTGAAGACATACTACCGTGACAACCCGGCACAGTTCATCATCGACTGGGGGATGACGTTTGACCCTCGTAATGTTGAGCGCGGCCTGCCCGCTCAGATTCCGTTCCTTTTGTTCCCCAAACAGGAAGAATGGGTCGTCTGGTTCCTTGAGCGATGGAAGACGCAGGAGCCAGGTATTACGGAAAAGACCCGCGACATGGGCATGTCGTGGCTGACCGTAGCTCTGGCCGATACCGTCTGCCTGTTCAATCCCGGCGTCGTGGTCGGATTCGGCTCGCGCAAGGAAGAGTACGTAGACAAGATCGGCTCGCCCAAGTCGCTGTTCTGGAAGGCGCGCCAGTTCATGTCGCTCCTGCCCGCTGAATTTCGCGGGGGATGGAGTCTCGGGGTGCATGCGCCGCACATGCGGATCATGTTCCCGGATTCTGGCTCGGTTATTACAGGCGAATCTGGCGACGGCATTGGTCGCGGTGACCGGGCAAGCTTCTACATCGTCGACGAATCGGCGTTCCTTGAGCGTCCGCAATTGGTGGACGCCTCACTGTCGGCGACGACAAATTGCCGACAGGACATCTCCACGCCGAACGGGATGGGAAATTCGTTTGCACAGCGCCGGCACAGCGGGAAGATAAAGGTTTTCACGTTCCACTGGCGCGATGATCCCCGCAAAGATGACGCCTGGTATGCGAAACAGCGTGAAGTTCTGGACACTGTAACGGTCGCCCAGGAAATTGATATCAACTATGCGGCCTCCACCGAGGGCGTTCTGATTCCATCTGAGTGGGTGCAAGCGGCAATTGGCGCTCACCATAAGCTCGGCATTGAGCCGACCGGCAATCGTCGCGGCGCACTCGATGTGGCCGATGAAGGCAAGGACAAGAATGCCTTCGCGGGACGGCACGGATTTCTGCTTGATTGCATCAAGTCGTGGTCGGGAAAAGGTAGCGACATTTTCTCGACGGTCGAGCGAGCCATTTCAATATGCGATGAGCGCGGGTACGAAGCGTTCGATTACGACGCTGACGGCTTGGGGGCTGGTGTGCGTGGCGATGCCCGCGTAATCAATGAGCAGCGCGCTCTGGTCGGCAAATACCCGGTTAGAGATGAGCCGTTTCGCGGCTCCGGCTCAGTCCATGACCCGGAAGGCGAGATGGTCAAGGAGCGCAAGAACAAGGATTTCTTTGCCAATGCCAAGGCTCAAGCATGGTGGGCGCTGCGGCTCAGGTTCCAGGCGACTTATCGCGCTGTGGTTGAAAGCATGGCGTTCGACCCAGATGACCTTATCTCGATCGACCCTGAACTTGAGGAGCTGGTCCCGTTGACGATGGAGTTGTCGCAGCCGACTTACACGATCAATACGGTCGGCAAGGTAGTCGTCGACAAGGCACCGGAAGGAACAATGTCGCCCAACCTGGCCGACGCCGTGATGATCTGCTATCAGCCGGCCGGTAGAGAACTAGACGTTTGGATCAAGTTAGCAGGCTAAATCTTCCAAAGGCTCGCGAGCCACAAGAAAGGATTCACTCAAGCATGTCCA